TCGCTCCACTCAATCCCGCGATTGTTGAGCAGGGCCTTAAACTTGCGTCTTTGCTTGTAGCCCTTCTTCTTTTGGGTCTGCTCGTTCACGATACAGTAGAGTCGTCAGACACGAACCACGAGAGGGGCTTCTTCTCGGCCACCTCAATCTCTTGTCTTTCGACGTACCCTCTCCCCTTGCCTTTGGTCTTCAGAAGGAAGATAGTCGCGGCTGGGTTGCCTTGGGAGATGAGCTTGTGGAGGTGGTGTTCTGCAAAGTCCAACACGACCTCGGGCAGGTTGTCGCACGCTGCCTTGTATGCCGGGTCTTCTTTGAGCCAACGGTAGTGTGTGTTCCGTGAGATGCCGCAGGACTCGCACGCCATCTTGACCACTCCCAAGGCTTTGGTAAGGGCTTCAACCATCGCAGCCTTTTTTGGCTCTAACTTGTCCTCCTTTGTCACGGAATCATCTTCTCGCAGTGCTTGCATTGCTTGGGTTCTTTTGATTGTTCGGTGGGTTCTGATTCAAAGGGGATATCGAGGCCCCACTCTTGGAGCTCTTCGGGTTCTGACTCGTTGGCGAGTATATCCCAGTCCCATTCCCCGGCGGAGATGTTGTCCTTGATCATGACCCGCTTTTGTTTCTTCTCGTCCCAATCGACTACCACGCAGGGTACCTCCTCCCATCCAAGTTGGACGCACGCTCTCCAGCGTTGGTTGCCTGCGATTACCTCCATCTTTTGGTTCACGATGAGGGGGCGGGCTTCCATGAGCTCCGGGTCTTCGGTGATGGAGGCTTTGAGTTTCTCCATCTTGTCGAACCTGATAAGCCGAGGGTTATTCGGACTCGTCTTCAGTTTGCTGGTCGCGATACGCGTCGGCTGTGTTAAGGACATTGCGGAGTGTTTCTCGTATGTGGTAATCGGATACGGCGAGGTTTAGGAGTATCTCCCAAGATTCAAGGCTCTGGTAGTAGACCCCAAAGGAGGCCGTGTCGTCGCTTCCTTTCTTCATGGTGAAGACGAGGAAGTCGTCGCTTTCGTTTAGTAGCCTCTTGACTTTGCGTAGGGTCATGCGTTCATGAATTCGTAGTATTTGGCCCGGAAGGGTTTGTCGTAGTCGAGGAGGTGCTCGGCTTGCTTTACGGAGTAGAGGGCGGTGGAGTGATCGCGTCCGCCCAGAAACTTACCGACGGCGTTAAGCATCCAGCCTTGGTCACGAAGATACTTCGCTATAATTTGACGGCACTCTACCATGTCGCGGGCGCGGTTGCGTGCTACAACTTCCTCCCAGTCGTAGCCCCAGCGGTACGCGGCACGGTGGCACTTTCTGATGGCTGCTTCGCGTCCGTAGGTGCGGGGCATATCAATCGCCCCCACCATGAGCCAGTAGCTTTGGGTTACTTTTCCTTCCATTGTCTTGCGCATACTGCCACACGTTGGCGGTCGTTGGGGTATTCTTTCTCCATCTGAGCGTCGCCCATACAGCGGCTCATAAATTCCGCGAGGCTCTCCTCGGGTGTCGGTTTAGGTATCGGCATTTTTTACAAGGGTTTGAAGTTCATTTAAGAGTTTGCGGTTGCAGGAAGAACACGAAGACGCCTTCTTGCCTGCTCCAAGGTATTTGTTGGCGAGCATAGTGAGCTCTCCCGCAGTGCGGTATCTGTTGTCTCGTTCGAGAAACTCCTTGATCTGTGCTACGTCGTCGCTGGTGACGGTGGCTTCCCACTTGCCCAAGGGACAAGAGGCGGTTTTCAGTTTGGTTTTGGCGGGCATAAAGCACCCGCAGAGAGGGGAGTCGGTGAAGGCTTCCGTTACGAGAGGCCCGCACGACTTGGTAGCGGCGACGTAGTGCTCGCAAGCTTGGCAGGTGCCCAGCCTTTCAGCTCTTAGATGTGCGTTGACGAATAACACGGCGGAGTTGTTTTTTGCTTTGTGAGATGCTTTCGTACAAGACGGAGACGTTTATACCTGACTCCCGCGAGAGTTCGGCCATACTCCATCCGTCAAGGTATAGAGAAAGAACCGTTCTGTCAAACCATGCGAGGTGATTTGTGAGGATGAGGGCTTCCTCCTTTTTGATGGCGTCGGACAGGTCGTAGTCGCTGACGAGGTTTTGCGGGGTGGCGTCTTCTATCCTGTACAGGCGGCGGAAGGCTCCCACCGAGGCGTGGAACATAGAGCGGTGGAAGTACCCCGGAAGGTTCCTTACCACTTCGTCGTTGCGTCTTATCCGAAGGACGCATTCGAGGTATGTGTGATGCACGAGGTCGTGAGGGTCGCGGTGCAGCTTACGGGCGAGCTGGACGAGCTCGTCGTAGTGCCCAGAGAACCACGCGTCAAAGTCCCTTCGTGCTTCTAATCTCATCGACGAGGCGCTTGTAGTGGCGGTACATACTCTCGAGCTCTTGGGGTGTGTGCTTGTACGTCTGTTTCGATTTGATGTACAAGGCGTCGGCGGTGCCTTCCCCGTACTGGCTGTCGAGGTGTTGGGAGAAGAGGAACTGCTCACCCGACCGGAAGCCGTTGCACCTCTTGCACTGGAACTGGACGTTCTGCTCGTCCCAGCGGGTGGACATACACGCCCGGCTCATAAAGTGCCCAGCGTCTACTTCCGACCAATGCCGCATAGACCCGCAGGTGTAACACTCTCCCATGCCTCGGTGATCACTCGCCCGGAGGCGTATGTACTGACTGAACACCGTGTCCACCTTCTTCACCATCGCGCTCCGGTTGGGAGTTCGGGTACGGGATGTGTTCCCACCGCCCGTTTTTGACCGGGACTCGTTTGATGTCTGCCCCCTTTTGGAGCTCTTTGGTTTCCGCTTCACGGCGCTTCTTGTAGTTTTCGTATAGGCTGTCGAGCTGGTCGTCGTTGAGGCGTTCGGGTGCGTGCTTCTTAAGCTCGTTCCAGTTGCCCTCCCTGACGGCTGCGCGTTCGCCTTCGTACTGCTGAAATATATCGACTAACTCGGGAAGTTTCAAACGCTCGTATCCCGGGCGGTATTCTCCGGTTTTGAGTCGGTGCATGATGATAGCCCACTCTTCGAGCTTCATGGCCGGGAAGGTATCGCGCAGGTGGTGTACCGCATCCAAGACGTCCCTGTCGGCTGTGATGCTTTTGGAATAGTCGAGGTAGTTGAGCGTCTCTTTGAGGAGCAGGATGAGGGTGGCCTCGGTGTGGGCTGGGTTCATCCGGAAGGCGGCCAGCACATTTGTTCCTTCAGCCCATGCTTTGGCCGGACTCATTCGCGAGGCGGCGGAGATGTTCTGCAATGAGGCTTCCGTCTGCCGGGCCAGAGCGTTGATTTTGTTTTGCATTGTGTGTTTGTTTGAGAGCGAAGAGACCCTGCCACCCGTTGGCTATGCTTTGGTGGATTATCTGGATGGCTGTGGCCTCGTCGCCTTGTGAATCGTTCTGCAATTTATGGAGGGCGGCTTGTTCGCCGCGCGGGGTGTATCGCTTGGTGCCACGATCGCGGCGCTCCTGCAACCACGTTCCCCAAGCCTCCTCAAATTCCTTCCCTTCAAAAGGCAACACCACCCCCTTCTTTTTTGATGTATTGTCTATTGTGTTCTCTATTGTATTAGTATGTCGCCATTTTGGCGATGCAGACTCGTCATTTTGGCGACTCTGCCCCGTCATTTTGGCGAGGCTGCCTGTGCTCAAATGTCGCGTTCGACCGTTGAACTTGCTCTTGAGCATACCAAGCTCGACGAGTTTCTTGACCATCCTTTGAACGGTACGAGGTGCGATTCCGTACTCTTCCTGAATTGTCTCGTTGGACTTGTGGAAGGTCTTGCCGTTGCCCGTGAAAGAGTCCACCTCGGCGAGGAAAGCCTTTTCGCAAATCGTGAGACGCTTGTCCAACCATATCTCTGCGGGGATCCATACCCCCTTAAATTCACGTTCCATTTTCGTACTCATTGATGGCCTTAAATATCTGCAAAGCGACTTGAGGTACGATGGCGTTCCCGTATGCTTTTATGGATTCTCTTCTCCACTTTGGAAAGGTGATGCCGTCCAGTTTTTTGGGAAGCCCATCATCTCCTCCACAAACAGGGGGGAAAGTTGGGAAGTTTTCCCAGGCGGCTTCCATATTCTTGCCACCTCGTCCGTCAGGTTGAACTTGCCCCGGTCCTTCGAAGCGTTGCCCCTCTCCTCTTGGCACTTGGGTGTCGGAAGCATTCCGAATGCCGCCATCTGCTTGAGCGGATTTTGTAGCGCGTCCCCGTGCTTCTCCTTTGCTTTGTCCCACGCTTCCTGACTTCTCGGAGTGTTGTAGTCGAAGGCCGTCGGTGTCGGGAGCATTCCAGACTCGGCCATTTGTGTCAGATGTATTCCGTACTTCGTGCCTGTCGTTTGGCTCACGTTTTCCCCATTTTCGTTCAGCGTCCTTTGTTTTTGTTGATCCAATGTCTTGACGGTAGGCAACAAACCAGACGCGATCTCTTCGGTGGGGAGCGCCGACGCCGCAAGCTGGAAGTATAAACGGTTGTACGGAGTACCCACAAGCTTCCAAGTCAGCGCACACCTCCTCGAAGACCAACCCTCCATTCCAACCAACAAGCCCGCGAACGTTTTCGCCCACGACGTAGCGCGGGGCGCATTCTCGAATAACGCGCAGCATCTCTGGCCACAAGTGGCGCTCGTCCTCTTTTCCCTTTCGCTTTCCTGCAAGTGAGTAGGGTTGGCAGGGGAATCCTCCTGTGAGTATATCAATTCGTCCAGCGTAAGCTGTCGCGTCGAGTTCTTTGATGTCTCCGTATTGTTTGGCATTTGGAAA